ATATCTAAGAAGAAAATAAACGAAAAAAAGGTCCACTACCCAATATTGGGTAGTGGTATTCTTTTCGCTTATTTATCAAGATAATAGTCAACACCACGAACTTGGTTGTTATTGGTATCAGAACGTTGTTTATCAAAGCTTTTCTTGATATCAGATTTAGCACGTTGTACAATATAATTATCATCGTCATCTTTGAGATATTGTTCAATAGTCTTTTCGATCTTTTTAATATCCTCTTGGATTTTCTTCTTATCGGAAGGCTTAAGAGTTTTATTGTGTTTCAATTCATATTCGAGATATGTAATTACATCAGCAGCACGTTCACCGAAGTCTGGATGAGTTTTGACATCAGATAAAGTATTGATGAAAATTCTTAGTTCGAATAAAGCTTTATCGAAGAAGTTTAAATCTTCAATACGAGATGTTGTTTGTCCAGAACGGAAATCATTTAATCTATCTTCAGTAATTTTAAGAACTTGAGGAATGAAAGAACCATAACCAAACATAGAAGCAAATTGGTCAGCAAAAGTTTCTTTCTTCCATACACGGTCTTTTAATCCTACATATACTTTACCGAATATATTGTAAAGCACATTACTAGTCAAAAGTAAACGCTTTCTTTCAGCACCAAGTAAATTGAAACGAGAAAGAGTTTGATAAATACTTTCTACAGTTTCTTCACGATGCATAACCATACGGAATTGTTTTTCAAATGTATGACCAATCTCATGTAGAATTGTAGCCATACCTAACTTAGCATCTTTACATTTACGAAGGAAGTTAGTATTTAAATAAATATCAACCCATGGTTGGTATTTATCATTGAATTTAAAGGTACCTTTATTCATATCGATACTAACTACTTTACGAACGCTAGCTAGGTTATCTTGTGCAAAGAAACCAGTAGGCATTGTCCATCGAATAGATGCTGGTCCACATTCGGAACTCAATACTATATCGGATTTATAATAGAATCCAAATTGGTCACATAGAGAGTTACACATAATTTCTAATTTATCTCTAAAGAAATCCATGTTTTTGTCTGTAATAGACTCTTTAAGTAATTTATCGATAATATCTTGTAAAGCTTTTTCTGCTTTAAAGATAGGCTTAGGAATATTCGAAAAATACGCTTCAAGATAATATTCTTGCTCAAAATCTTTATAATCCATTATAATGAAAATCCTCCTTTTCTTTTTGAACTTAATATCATTACTTAACTGTTTTAAGCGGAAGATTACCCATAGCCAATATTGACTATGGGTTAATCCGGAAGGTTAGAATTAAAGATAGAAATCGTCGCATTAACAGGGATTAGCTATTGATCTCTACTAATATGTTTCCTCTAGTGTAAAAACCAATCTATGCTGAACATTTGTATAATCCTACCCTACCTAAATTAATTAAAGGAGGTACTTACGCTAAATGGCTATAACTAAGAAACAACGTCATGATGTAGAGATGTTGATATACAAAGTTATGGATACTTTAGACCCAACAGAACAAAACTCTGCTTGGTATAAAGAGAAATTCCGTAATATGAATGACGATCAGTTCTATAAATTCTTCCAACAAGAATTCCCTATTAAATTCCAAATGAAAGTGTTTGAAATCGAACCTAATTTGGAACAAATGTATGCGGTAATGGATAATATCCTCCATGTACCAGTAATGGAGAATGTAAATCTACCATTCTTATATAGAAATAAAGACGGTAAACCTGTAGGAACCAACTACAAAGCAACCGTAGTTTATGTACCAATGAAAAAGATGAAACAGTTCTTGGCTAAGAAGAACTCCATGTCTATCAATATTGACGAACGTAATATGAAAACAGGACGTTTATTAGGTGCAGATAAGAACGGTAATACTTCTGACCGTGAATTTGAATGTATGGCTGTAATGGGTTTAGAGAAGACTATGAAAGAATTCTCTACTTATAGAGCTGATACTGTAAATGCTAAAAACGAGTTCTACAATACAATAGCGACTAAAGGTATGGTATCATTAGATGATGTCGATGTATCTGTAGACGACTCTATTTCTCGTAATACGTTAAATGCATATCTTATTGGTGCTGGTATCAATACAAACCTTATCAATATTGGTAATTACTTACCAGGTACTGTAAAAGGTAAAGAAGCTGTCAAAATTAAGCGTCAATAATCGTGAATTTAACTGTATATTATATTCTTGATAAGTCTATTGAAAATTTAAATATAGAAAAGGAGGTGTAGACTTATGTCCGAAGATAAAAATCAAGTAGGTGTTATCCATGAAGTGGGTGACTTTGGTTTAATTGGTGAATTGTCCCAAGAGGACCAAAAAGCCTTTAAAGAAAAAGACAAAAAAGAAAATAAGGCTGAATAATTTTAACGTTAGGTGCTCTACTATATTGGTAGAGCACCTTTTATTATCCTTTATTACAAAATATTTATCGAAAGGTGGCTGAGTTATTAAAAGTACGATAAAGGATTGTCTAAAGGAGGAAATACGATGTATAAATTTTTCGAAAAACACAAAGGATTTATGACTAGATTTCTTTGTATTATAATAGCCGCATTATTGGTATCTAACGTATTCATGTTACAACGTGCCAGTGCACTTGAAATGAAAATACAAAGTGCTCAAGAACAGATTGAACAACATGACGAATATATTAGCAAGCATGTTGAAGAAATAAAAGAAGTTACTAAAGCACAACAAACTGTAAAGAATCATATCGATGCAATGACAAAACATGAAGATGCTATCAATGCCATTAAAGGTGGTTATGGATACGATTCAGACTTATCAAACAACAACCCATCTGCTCTATTAACAGCTGATGATATGAATAAGATTATCAATTACTGGATAGAACGGAGAGGTGTATCTAAAGAGTTTGCTGGTAAAGGACAAGCTTTTATCAATGCTTCTATTCAAACAGGAATGAACCCTATCTATATTCTAGCTCATGCAGCTGCAGAATCTGGTTGGGGTAGTTCTCATTTGGCTAAGACTCGTCATAACTATTTCGGTATCAATGCAGTAGACCAAGATCCTGGTAAAGCTTCTACAATGGGTGGAAGTTTAGAAGAAGGTATTACTGCTGGTGCTGATTGGATTAAGCGTCATTTTTATAACAATGGTTATACTTCGCTTAGATCTATGAAACATGGTAATTATGCTACCGATCCTAAATGGGCTGGTAATATTTTACATATAATGAATGAAAGTGTTTCAGTATTGTAGAAAGGAATTTGAAAATGCTATTAAATGCAAAAGTAATTGGCATTGGTGCAGCTGGTAACAAAGCTGCTATTGCCTTATTTAAGAAATATCCTGAGATTGCTAAGGATATGGTTTTAATCAACTCTACGTTAAAAGATATTCCAGAAGAATATCATGACCGTGCTATTGAATTAGATGGTGAATATCGTGGTTGTGCTAAAGAACGTACAATCGCTAATCAAATGATGGTAGATACTCTTAAGAGTGGTCATTTCGAATACGAAAAAGATCCTAAAGATTGTATGACTATCATTGTTACATCTTCTGAAGGTGGCACAGGCTCTGGTGCATCTGTGCTTCTAGCAAACTACTTGCACAAAGTACATGGTACACATATCCACTTCTTCGTATTCACTGGTTTTGAAGACGACGTTCGTGGATTGAAAAATACAGTAGATCTATTTAAGGAAATGGATGATAGCTTTACAGTAGAAGCTTTATCTAACAAATCTTTCCTAGAAGCTGCTGGTAATAATCGTTTACGTGCAGAACAATTAGCAAATGAAAAATTTGCTGATAACGTAAACATCTTATTAGGTGGTACTATTAACAAATCTTCTCAAAATATTGATGAATCTGATTTGTTAAAAACTGTACGCACACCTGGTTTTATGTATATTGACCGTGTCAATATGACTAAGATCAAAAACTCCGATGATTTCAATCGTCGTATTACTGAAGTAATCGATGATATGAAATCTTTAGAAACTCAACCATCTGCAAAACGTATCGCTACAGTTCTTGATGTAAAAGAACGTGCATTGGAATTCATTGACTTTGGTTATGAAGTTATTAAGAAACGTTTTGGTATGCCTTTCGAAGCATTCTCTCATGTACAAGACTTACATGAACCTGAATACTTAGATATCATTGTATCTGGTTTGAAAATGCCTATCAATGAAATCGAAAAGACATACGAAGATTTCAAAGAACGTTCTAAGTTTGTAGATACTACAGCTGATGACTTCTTCAACAAAGAATATGCTACTAATGCAGATATCTTTGATACACTTAAAGCAGATACAACACCGGCAGATGTAGACGCTGCCAAAGATGACTTCTTTAAATCTCTTGGTAAAGATAAAAAAGAAGAATCTAAGAAAATTAAAGTTGTACAAGACTTTTAGAGTCAAACTAAAGGAAGAATATTTCCCATACCTAATATTAGGTATGGGAGATTCTTTCGCAAAATCTATAAGGGGGTAAAATATGATATACAGTAAACTTAATACTACACGAGATGGCAGAAAACCAAAAGATGTGTTGTTTAGTGATACTTATACCGATGGAACTGAGAAAGATGTGCTGTTACGGTTCTTGAATAAATATGATGATAGGGATGAAATAGATATAGACGATATATCTAAATTAATAGCTATATCAGCATTAAACGTTAAGTATAAGCTTAGAGGTAGTGGTATAAAGCATTATCTTAGTCCTCGTACTGTTGATGGTAAAATACGTAGAACAATCAACAGAGCTTCTATTGCTCAGATCAAAGAGATAGTACATGATAGAACTATCAATAAAGAATTCCGAGGAGAATTATTAGAATTCTTAGATGATAGAGTAAATCCATCTAGCCCAAATTATGGTATTCCATTTAATCTTAATGACAACTGTACTTGGGATGATTATGATTTTAAAGAAGAATTCTCTGATTGTAAAATCAAAGACTTGTTTAAACTTGGTCTAACCAGAGGAATTATTAGAGTTCCTACTAAAGAGGAATATCTGAATAATTTACTACGTTCCCATAATTTACCATATAGGGTAAGTTGCACTGGCAAAGGCAATAAACCAATATTCAAGGTTTATGAAATTAAACCAGAACTTATGGTTATTAAAATTTATAGATAGGAGAAATTACTATGGATGCAAAGGAAATCAAACTAAGAGAAGAATTAGATTCCATTGATGAAACTATGGCTTTAAAGAGAAGAGAAATCGAAGATCTTAAAAAGAAAAAAGAAAAGCTAAAGGTAGAACTTGATGATTATATGTATACTAATATGAATACATTGATTTACAATTCCTTAAAATCCGATGACCCGGCTATTGAGTTATTAAATATGGCTAATGATAAAGATGAATTATCTTTAGATGATGCTGCATTTATTCTTGGGATCACTCCAAATACACTCAGAGCTAGAGTAGATTCTAATCATATAAAGAAATATCGTAGATATGATGCTCATAATACAATAATGAGTAGACTTGAAGTTGGATATATTAAATCCCTTCTCGATATGAAGAAGTCCGATCCAAAGATTCGTGAATGTGTAAAATACATTCTAGAATTTTATAATATTACCGGATTTCCTCTTTCTATATCGACACCATTGAAAGAGTTAGAGGCTCCTATTAAGCAGTTTAGAAGTTATAGGGATATGACAATCTGTGATCTAATAGCTAAAGGATTTGGTCGTGGTCTCATTACATATCCTCAACATAATACGGTAGAGCGTATGCTTTATTCGTATAATATTGGTTATAGATTGGGATGGTTGAGATCCAGTTTAAGAGGCCGTACTGTATATAAAAGCATTAAAGATGATACAGTACGACCAATTAGTGTTTATATTAACAAGGAGAAATAAGATGGACTTCAACTCAAGAGAAGATTTACAAAAAGAATTGAAAAAGGTAGATGATGATATAGCAAAAGCAGAAATAAATCTTACCACTTTACGTCTATATAGACAAACTATAGCTGACCGATTAAGTCAAGTAATGGAAAGTAAATGTAAGATTGTCAACGTTGGAGATTTCGTTGATAATATAGATCCTATCAAAGCTTGTTTAAACTCTTTAAACGATTCTGATGAAATTAGAATTGAAGATGTATCTTACATGTTTGGTATCTCTGTAGCTGTATTATTGTCTAAGATCGATACTAAAGAATTGAGAGTATTCAAATACTCCAATAAAAGAAATAGCCGTACTGGCAAAGTATTGACAGTAAAATACATAAAGAAACTCTTAGAAGAACATAATAGCGATGATATCAAAAAGCGTAAATATGTAGAATATATATTTAAAGAGTATCATGAAAATGCTATGTCTTTAAATATTAAGAGTAGAGTAAAAGACCTACTATATAAACCTTATGATAATCCTGAGTATGAAAATTTGACTCTAAAACAACTAATCATTGGTGGTTTTAATCGTGGGTTTATTAAGTTTACTCACTATAATACTATGCTTAAGATGCTTGATTCTTTCAACTGTGAGTATACTCTAGATTATTCTTCTTACAGAGTTATGGAAAAATCTACAAATAAGCTAATTAGGGTATATTCTAAATAATATTTTGGGAGCTGAATATTCAGCTCCCAAAATATTATTTAGAATATACCCTAATTAGCTTATTTGTAGATTTTTCCATAACTCTGTAAGAAGAATAATCTAGAGTATACTCACAGTTGAAAGAATCAAGCATCTTAAGCATAGTATTATAGTGAGTAAACTTAATAAACCCACGATTAAAACCACCAATGATTAGTTGTTTTAGAGTCAAATTTTCATACTCAGGATTATCATAAGGTTTATATAGTAGGTCTTTTACTCTACTCTTAATATTTAAAGACATAGCATTTTCATGATACTCTTTAAATATATATTCTACATATTTACGCTTTTTGATATCATCGCTATTATGTTCTTCTAAGAGTTTCTTTATGTATTTTACTGTCAATACTTTGCCAGTACGGCTATTTCTTTTATTGGAGTATTTGAATACTCTCAATTCTTTAGTATCGATCTTAGACAATAATACAGCTACAGAGATACCAAACATGTAAGATACATCTTCAATTCTAATTTCATCAGAATCGTTTAAAGAGTTTAAACAAGCTTTGATAGGATCTATATTATCAACGAAATCTCCAACGTTGACAATCTTACATTTACTTTCCATTACTTGACTTAATCGGTCAGCTATAGTTTGTCTATATAGACGTAAAGTGGTAAGATTTATTTCTGCTTTTGCTATATCATCATCTACCTTTTTCAATTCTTTTTGTAAATCTTCTCTTGAGTTGAAGTCCATCTTATTTCTCCTTGTTAATATAAACACTAATTGGTCGTACTGTATCATCTTTAATGCTTTTATATACAGTACGGCCTCTTAAACTGGATCTCAACCATCCCAATCTATAACCAATATTATACGAATAAAGCATACGCTCTACCGTATTATGTTGAGGATATGTAATGAGACCACGACCAAATCCTTTAGCTATTAGATCACAGATTGTCATATCCCTATAACTTCTAAACTGCTTAATAGGAGCCTCTAACTCTTTCAATGGTGTCGATATAGAAAGAGGAAATCCGGTAATATTATAAAATTCTAGAATGTATTTTACACATTCACGAATCTTTGGATCGGACTTCTTCATATCGAGAAGGGATTTAATATATCCAACTTCAAGTCTACTCATTATTGTATTATGAGCATCATATCTACGATATTTCTTTATATGATTAGAATCTACTCTAGCTCTGAGTGTATTTGGAGTGATCCCAAGAATAAATGCAGCATCATCTAAAGATAATTCATCTTTATCATTAGCCATATTTAATAACTCAATAGCCGGGTCATCGGATTTTAAGGAATTGTAAATCAATGTATTCATATTAGTATACATATAATCATCAAGTTCTACCTTTAGCTTTTCTTTTTTCTTTTTAAGATCTTCGATTTCTCTTCTCTTTAAAGCCATAGTTTCATCAATGGAATCTAATTCTTCTCTTAGTTTGATTTCCTTTGCATCCATAGTAATTTCTCCTATCTATAAATTTTAATAACCATAAGTTCTGGTTTAATTTCATAAACCTTGAATATTGGTTTATTGCCTTTGCCAGTGCAACTTACCCTATATGGTAAATTATGGGAACGTAGTAAATTATTCAGATATTCCTCTTTAGTAGGAACTCTAATAATTCCTCTGGTTAGACCAAGTTTAAACAAGTCTTTGATTTTACAATCAGAGAATTCTTCTTTAAAATCATAATCATCCCAAGTACAGTTGTCATTAAGATTAAATGGAATACCATAATTTGGGCTAGATGGATTTACTCTATCATCTAAGAATTCTAATAATTCTCCTCGGAATTCTTTATTGATAGTTCTATCATGTACTATCTCTTTGATCTGAGCAATAGAAGCTCTGTTGATTGTTCTACGTATTTTACCATCAACAGTACGAGGACTAAGATAATGCTTTATACCACTACCTCTAAGCTTATACTTAACGTTTAATGCTGATATAGCTATTAATTTAGATATATCGTCTATATCTATTTCATCCCTATCATCATATTTATTCAAGAACCGTAACAGCACATCTTTCTCAGTTCCATCGGTATAAGTATCACTAAACAACACATCTTTTGGTTTTCTGCCATCTCGTGTAGTATTAAGTTTACTGTATATCATATTTTACCCCCTTATAGATTTTGCGAAAGAATCTCCCATACCTAATATTAGGTATGGGAAATATTCTTCCTTTAGTTTGACTCTAAAAGTCTTGTACAACTTTAATTTTCTTAGATTCTTCTTTTTTATCTTTACCAAGAGATTTAAAGAAGTCATCTTTGGCAGCGTCTACATCTGCCGGTGTTGTATCTGCTTTAAGTGTATCAAAGATATCTGCATTAGTAGCATATTCTTTGTTGAAGAAGTCATCAGCTGTAGTATCTACAAACTTAGAACGTTCTTTGAAATCTTCGTATGTCTTTTCGATTTCATTGATAGGCATTTTCAAACCAGATACAATGATATCTAAGTATTCAGGTTCATGTAAGTCTTGTACATGAGAGAATGCTTCGAAAGGCATACCAAAACGTTTCTTAATAACTTCATAACCAAAGTCAATGAATTCCAATGCACGTTCTTTTACATCAAGAACTGTAGCGATACGTTTTGCAGATGGTTGAGTTTCTAAAGATTTCATATCATCGATTACTTCAGTAATACGACGATTGAAATCATCGGAGTTTTTGATCTTAGTCATATTGACACGGTCAATATACATAAAACCAGGTGTGCGTACAGTTTTTAACAAATCAGATTCATCAATATTTTGAGAAGATTTGTTAATAGTACCACCTAATAAGATGTTTACGTTATCAGCAAATTTTTCATTTGCTAATTGTTCTGCACGTAAACGATTATTACCAGCAGCTTCTAGGAAAGATTTGTTAGATAAAGCTTCTACTGTAAAGCTATCATCCATTTCCTTAAATAGATCTACTGTATTTTTCAATCCACGAACGTCGTCTTCAAAACCAGTGAATACGAAGAAGTGGATATGTGTACCATGTACTTTGTGCAAGTAGTTTGCTAGAAGCACAGATGCACCAGAGCCTGTGCCACCTTCAGAAGATGTAACAATGATAGTCATACAATCTTTAGGATCTTTTTCGTATTCGAAATGACCACTCTTAAGAGTATCTACCATCATTTGATTAGCGATTGTACGTTCTTTAGCACAACCACGATATTCACCATCTAATTCAATAGCACGGTCATGATATTCTTCTGGAATATCTTTTAACGTAGAGTTGATTAAAACCATATCCTTAGCAATCTCAGGATATTTCTTAAATAAGGCAATAGCAGCTTTGTTACCAGCTGCACCAATGCCAATTACTTTTGCATTTAATAGCATTTTCAAATTCCTTTCTACAATACTGAAACACTTTCATTCATTATATGTAAAATATTACCAGCCCATTTAGGATCGGTAGCATAATTACCATGTTTCATAGATCTAAGCGAAGTATAACCATTGTTATAAAAATGACGCTTAATCCAATCAGCACCAGCAGTAATACCTTCTTCTAAACTTCCACCCATTGTAGAAGCTTTACCAGGATCTTGGTCTACTGCATTGATACCGAAATAGTTATGACGAGTCTTAGCCAAATGAGAACTACCCCAACCAGATTCTGCAGCTGCATGAGCTAGAATATAGATAGGGTTCATTCCTGTTTGAATAGAAGCATTGATAAAAGCTTGTCCTTTACCAGCAAACTCTTTAGATACACCTCTCCGTTCTATCCAGTAATTGATAATCTTATTCATATCATCAGCTGTTAATAGAGCAGATGGGTTGTTGTTTGATAAGTCTGAATCGTATCCATAACCACCTTTAATGGCATTGATAGCATCTTCATGTTTTGTCATTGCATCGATATGATTCTTTACAGTTTGTTGTGCTTTAGTAACTTCTTTTATTTCTTCAACATGCTTGCTAATATATTCGTCATGTTGTTCAATCTGTTCTTGAGCACTTTGTATTTTCATTTCAAGTGCACTGGCACGTTGTAACATGAATACGTTAGATACCAATAATGCGGCTATTATAATACAAAGAAATCTAGTCATAAATCCTTTGTGTTTTTCGAAAAATTTATACATCGTATTTCCTCCTTTAGACAATCCTTTATCGTACTTTTAATAACTCAGCCACCTTTCGATAAATATTTTGTAATAAAGGATAATAAAAGGTGCTCTACCAATATAGTAGAGCACCTAACGTTAAAATTATTCAGCCTTATTTTCTTTTTTGTCTTTTTCTTTAAAGGCTTTTTGGTCCTCTTGGGACAATTCACCAATTAAACCAAAGTCACCCACTTCATGGATAACACCTACTTGATTTTTATCTTCGGACATAAGTCTACACCTCCTTTTCTATATTTAAATTTTCAATAGACTTATCAAGAATATAATATACAGTTAAATTCACGATTATTGACGCTTAATTTTGACAGCTTCTTTACCTTTTACAGTACCTGGTAAGTAATTACCAATATTGATAAGGTTTGTATTGATACCAGCACCAATAAGATATGCATTTAACGTATTACGAGAAATAGAGTCGTCTACAGATACATCGACATCATCTAATGATACCATACCTTTAGTCGCTATTGTATTGTAGAACTCGTTTTTAGCATTTACAGTATCAGCTCTATAAGTAGAGAATTCTTTCATAGTCTTCTCTAAACCCATTACAGCCATACATTCAAATTCACGGTCAGAAGTATTACCGTTCTTATCTGCACCTAATAAACGTCCTGTTTTCATATTACGTTCGTCAATATTGATAGACATGGAGTTCTTCTTAGCCAAGAACTGTTTCATCTTTTTCATTGGTACATAAACTACGGTTGCTTTGTAGTTGGTTCCTACAGGTTTACCGTCTTTATTTCTATATAAGAATGGTAGATTTACATTCTCCATTACTGGTACATGGAGGATATTATCCATTACCGCATACATTTGTTCCAAATTAGGTTCGATTTCAAACACTTTCATTTGGAATTTAATAGGGAATTCTTGTTGGAAGAATTTATAGAACTGATCGTCATTCATATTACGGAATTTCTCTTTATACCAAGCAGAGTTTTGTTCTGTTGGGTCTAAAGTATCCATAACTTTGTATATCAACATCTCTACATCATGACGTTGTTTCTTAGTTATAGCCATTTAGCGTAAGTACCTCCTTTAATTAATTTAGGTAGGGTAGGATTATACAAATGTTCAGCATAGATTGGTTTTTACACTAGAGGAAACATATTAGTAGAGATCAATAGCTAATCCCTGTTAATGCGACGATTTCTATCTTTAATTCTAACCTTCCGGATTAACCCATAGTCAATATTGGCTATGGGTAATCTTCCGCTTAAAACAGTTAAGTAATGATATTAAGTTCAAAAAGAAAAGGAGGATTTTCATTATAATGGATTATAAAGATTTTGAGCAAGAATATTATCTTGAAGCGTATTTTTCGAATATTCCTAAGCCTATCTTTAAAGCAGAAAAAGCTTTACAAGATATTATCGATAAATTACTTAAAGAGTCTATTACAGACAAAAACATGGATTTCTTTAGAGATAAATTAGAAATTATGTGTAACTCTCTATGTGACCAATTTGGATTCTATTATAAATCCGATATAGTATTGAGTTCCGAATGTGGACCAGCATCTATTCGATGGACAATGCCTACTGGTTTCTTTGCACAAGATAACCTAGCTAGCGTTCGTAAAGTAGTTAGTATCGATATGAATAAAGGTACCTTTAAATTCAATGATAAATACCAACCATGGGTTGATATTTATTTAAATACTAACTTCCTTCGTAAATGTAAAGATGCTAAGTTAGGTATGGCTACAATTCTACATGAGATTGGTCATACATTTGAAAAACAATTCCGTATGGTTATGCATCGTGAAGAAACTGTAGAAAGTATTTATCAAACTCTTTCTCGTTTCAATTTACTTGGTGCTGAAAGAAAGCGTTTACTTTTGACTAGTAATGTGCTTTACAATATATTCGGTAAAGTATATGTAGGATTAAAAGACCGTGTATGGAAGAAAGAAACTTTTGCTGACCAATTTGCTTCTATGTTTGGTTATGGTTCTTTCATTCCTCAAGTTCTTAAAATTACTGAAGATAGATTAAATGATTTCCGTTCTGGACAAACAACATCTCGTATTGAAGATTTAAACTTCTTCGATAAAGCTTTATTCGAACTAAGAATTTTCATCAATACTTTATCTGATGTCAAAACTCATCCAGACTTCGGTGAACGTGCTGCTGATGTAATTACATATCTCGAATATGAATTGAAACACAATAAAACTCTTAAGCCTTCCGATAAGAAGAAAATCCAAGAGGATATTAAAAAGATCGAAAAGACTATTGAACAATATCTCAAAGATGACGATGATAATTATATTGTACAACGTGCTAAATCTGATATCAAGAAAAGCTTTGATAAACAACGTTCTGATACCAATAACAACCAAGTTCGTGGTGTTGACTATTATCTTGATAAATAAGCGAAAAGAATACCACTACCCAATATTGGGTAGTGGACCTTTTTTTCGTTTATTTTCTTCTTAGATAT